CAGATGGTTTTACACAAGTTGTTCTAGCAGCTGGATTAATACCAATTATATCGGCTACTAATTTATTAGTTTCATTAACTATTTTGGCTCCTTTTCTTAATATTTCTGGATTTAATAAAATTGATGAGTTATCCATTATACCTGTTATAGATACACCGATTAACGCCTCATGTCTTATTAGTTCTTCAGTATCTGAACCTAAAAATGGCATACTAGTATAAGAGGCTTGTAATGTTCCGATAATTGAAGCTGCTTTACAAGCTTCATAAAAACTAGCTTCTGTTTTACACTGCCCACCATTAATTTCAGTTAAATTACAAAAACTAATGCAAGATTTACCGTTTTTTGGGTTAACTGGTATAAAACCAATTTCAAAACATGGATTTGTTGTAAAATCAATATCATCAACCATAGCTAATCCTGGCTCACCAAATTGTTTTATTTTTTCTTTAATAATATTGAATTCTTCTTTTGTGAATTCACCCTTTATTAATTTTACTGAGTTATTAGCTCTAGCTAACCAAGGTTTTTTATAAAACCAATCCCCAGTTTTACAATTAACCATTAAATCATCGTCTTTATCAAATAAACAGATTAATGCTGAACGTCTAACACCAGCAGATAAAACAGCATCAGATGAAATACAAATAATTTCGTGAGCATCTAAAGAAGTTAAACTAAAATCATTGTTTGCAATTTTTTCTTCTAATATTTTTTCAATTAATTCTAACGATTTTTTTAACGGTTCATAACCTGGTGCTTTAAAACCACCTGAGATAAATGCCCCTTCTTCTCTAACCAATGAACCATCAAACCTAATTTTTTCAGAACCATTAAAAAATGACATCATTAATACATCTAAAGCAGTTGCCCACCCTTCGATATCATCCGTAACAACATGTGTTATAGTCTCATTTTTCCTAGCTTGTATTTTAGGTAACTTATTTATGAACCTTCTTTCAACTGAATAACCCATACCACAACCACATAGCAAAACATATAGTACTTGTCTAAATACTTCTGGTCTATCAATATATGTACTAGCACAATTAAACAACCTTGGATTCGCTTTTAATATTTGAGCTTCTCTGTATTGTAAATTTCTTTGTGAGGCTAACACACGGCCCTTATCATACATATTTGTTGCAAACTCAATGTATGGTAATATTTCTGCATTATCTTTAAATTTATTAACGTGCATTGACATTACGTCTGTAACTGATTCACCCCAGTTTTCTTTCCTACTAATCTCTGGTCTATATTTACTATAAGAATCGTAGAATTTTAAATTTTTAAGTAGCTCTTTTCCCTTACTCATTTTTTTTTCTTTTTGTTTTATTTTATTGTTATTATTCTGGTGGTTTGTTTTATTCTGGCGGTTTAACTTTTAAAGCATTTCTAGCATCAAACAAAGTATTCAATTTATTTTGTCTTTCGTCTAATAAATCTTGTTTATATTCAGATGCGGTTCTTGATTTAACAGTTACATCCATTTCGATTTGAATTGTTGAGTTATCAAATTTAATATCTGAAAATATCATACCGTCTTTACCAAAACGTGATTTAAGAATTGCCATTGTAGCTGTACCATCTTCTTTTTGGTCAAGAGTTTTAGCTATTGAAACAATAAAATGTCCAATTTGACCCTTTTTAATTGACCCACCCATTTGATGTCCGTGTACAACTTCGGCACCAATAGAACTTCTGTTACCTTGAACCGCTGTCCACCCAGCTATATCTAATTCAGATAACATAGCCTCAAATTGTCTCATAACGCTACCCTCACCAGCATTAACATCATCAAATCTTCTTGACGGTTCAACACAATCAATATAATCTAACAACACTAAATCTGGTTTAAAACCTAACGCTATTTGCTTTCTAATATATTGTCTAATAATAGGTATTGTTGTACCATCACTAGAAAATTTCTTTAACTTTAAATTACCATTTTTTCCAGCTGCTAGATTATCCATATCATCGTACATCTGAATTAATTCAGTTTCGTGTAACGATAAACTATTTAAATCATAACCAGACCAACAAGATAGGTGTTTTCTTTGTATTACTTTAACATTATCTTCAAAAAATATTTGCAACACTTTATGACCATCGAACATTGCTGTGTTAGCTATTTTAGTCATCATTGTTGTTTTACCAACACCATAAGGTGCCAAAATAACAGCTAACTCACCCTTCGATAACCCACCATCCATAACTGAATCTAAACCACTTATACCAGTTCTTATTGGTTTTCTAAAATCAGATTTTAAAACATTGGCAATATCATGAAACACATCAATACCATCATCTTTATTATCACCATGGTCCAATGCTTTTCTCAATATAGTTTCACATTCTTCATAATCATTTAAATCACCTTTTTCAATAATTTTATTAATTATTTTTAAAGATTTTTTTAACTCTTGTTGTTTGCAAAACTTCATTGCTATGTCTTGAACTTTTAGTGTGTCGTTCAAATTAGCTTCTTGAACTCTTTTTAATTGAGTAAGTACGAAACGTCTTTGTTGTTCGTCATTAATATCCTCTAGAATTCTAAATTCTATACTACCGACATCTGGAATTATATCATCTTTTTCATGTGCATCAGTGATTACTGATGCAATAACTCTTAAATATTGGTCTTCAAAATAATTCGGGTCAACAATATCAATTATTGAATTTGCGAATTTATTGTCGGTTAATATTTGCGCCATTAAACGGAGTTGATAGTCAATCCCCAAATAACCTAAACTATCTTTATCTATCCTAGCCATTTAATCCTCCTTTTTTAAAACTTTTTTTATAATACACAATACAACTATATTCGCTTAAATATATATTCTCTTTTTTTGGAAAAAATATAATTGTTGAAAACTTTTTAAAAAAAATATTTAAGTATTTTAGTATCAACATTATGAAGTTAAATTATACTGTTTAACACTTAAAAAATCTCTAATTTCAGTAATAATTGTTGGAATTAATTCTTTGATGTCTACATCATATCTTACTTTTGGTGGGTATACATTACCAGGAAATTCACATTTACCAATAATAATTTTATCTACTTTAACCTCAAATTGAAAATTATCAATTTTACCGCTATTGTTCTTATCATATCCATCTACTTGTGCATAATATGGGTTATAATTATCCCACAAATATTTTAATGTTTTATTTTTTAGATGATTAGGTATGATACCTAATTCCCCAAAATCTCCATTATTCATACCAGCAATTGAGTCCATCATTTCTTTTACATTAGTAGGTGATTCATCATAATCACGAATATGAAAATATCTTTGACAGATAATGTGGTTGTTAATGTAAAGTCCGAATTCAAATCTTTGGTCTTCTACTTTTCTAGCTGTGTTGTTTAAACTCATTTTTTTTATTTTAATTATTGTTATTTTCTCTGCGTATTAGTTCTTTAAACGGTATTAGATAATCTGGATACCTAGTTGGTCCTATCATATCTTCTAAACCATCTTCCTTCATCATTCTAAGCACTGTTTTAAGCTCTCTTTCTGTTGAATCGAGTGTACCTTCAATTAATGATTTTAAGTCCTTTAAACCACTCTTAGTTACCATTGGTTTTTTAAGATTTACTAATTTTTCATTTATCTCATAAATTTTAGTACCTTGAACACCATCTGTGACTTTATTTATTATGTTATCTAAAGCACTTAATGGTTTTAATTTTTTTAAAGCTCTTTCTGCTTGTATATTTTTTGCTTCATGAATTATTTCATGTAATGTAGTTTTTCTCGTTTTAAGAAAAGGAAAGTGTGTCAGTAACGTAGATTCACCCAATCCTTTTATACCTTTTATTGAATCGGATACATCACCAACCATTGTTTTTAATAATACAGAATTTTCATGATGATGTTTAAAGAATTTAGAATAATTACCGATACCAATATATTCTTTTAAATCACAAAAATATATTTTAATATTTTCTGATATAAGTTGGCACATGTCCCTATCATTTGTGATGATAGTTATTTTTTCGTTTTTCTTAATGTTTAAGCAATATGAAGCAATATAATCATCACCCTCAATCACTTCGTGTTTAAGTTGTCTGATGTACATTTCGTTCAGGTAGTCCCAAATCATCCTTCTTTGTTTTAATTCAGATTGGTCAATTGGCTGGGTGCCATTTTTGTAGTCTTTTCCACGAGCACTTTTATATGGTTCGTATATTTCATATCTTAACTTGCCACTAAAATTACCATCCCAAAAAACATACACTCTATGGTATAAATCTTCAGATAATATTTTCCTAAGGGTAGTTAAAAACTGATATACACCGCCTATATGCTCTCCATTTCTATTGTAGGCATCTTTGGCTCCGAAAAACCCTGTCTTAAACAGGGCATTTCCGTCTACCAATAATGTATTTTGTGTTTTTACTATTTTTTCACCGTTACGTGGTGGTCGTTTATTCAAGTTTACTTTATTTAAAAGTTAGTAAATAGTTTAATCTTGTTCTTGGTAACCTATTGGTGTTGTTTCTAAATCAAATGATGCGTCTGAATCACTAGCTAAGTTTAAACACTTCAATAGATAATCCCTATGTAGTTTTTTATAAGATTCCATATCTTTTGGATTCCAGTACCCATGTGGTGTTGAAACTATGGTCCCTTTTTTAAGCACACCATTAACGTGATTTTTTTCACATCTAATTTTTGTTTCAGTAGCAAATTCGTATTCTTGTCCACCTGATGTGGCTTTAACCTTACTAGTACTATGCGTTAAAATACCACCAAAATGTACTATAAACCTAGGAGCACTAAAAAATGCCTCACCACCTTTATGTTTTATAACCTTATTATCATTATCTAACCATACTTGTTGTACAATTGCAAATGTATTAGTGTAAGGCATATCTATACGTTTAGTATTAGGTATTCTACCATATATTAAAGATTTAAATGCATTACCAATAGCACCAGCAGTCCATTGTGCATTTGACGATAGTGATTGTGAACCCTTAAAACAGTCAACAGAACCTACTGAATCCCAAAAAAACGTAATATCACGTGTTATTTTACCAGCATCTTGTTTATCTAAGATATAGTGCATAAATCTAGCAATATCTTCGATAACAACAGCATGTCTTAATCTTTTGG